ACCAGAAGGACAACCATCATCGCCCTCATCGTCACCACCCATGTCCACAACATCCTGAACCCTAATCGCACCACTCTCAGTATTCTGAAACTCGCCAAAACCACGGACCAAATTACCGTCACTGTCCTCAACGCCAATCACAACATCAGGGTTCTCAGCGTCATAAACAAACTTCCCAGTATCACGGTAAGCGTTTAAAAATCTATCAGCAGTGTTGAAATTCATCTTCTTAGGATCAATCAAACCAAATGTTGCAGACTTAATAAAGTAACTCAAAACATCATCAGCTACATTCCTTAAATTAGCGCCAAATGAACCATCACCACTGTATAACTCACTACCCTCCGGGTTCTCCCTCAAAAAGTTCTCAATCTCAGCACCCGTAGCACCATTATCACGCATCGTTTCAACAATACGAGCCTGACGATCACTATCCATAGTAATGTTGCTATTGTTCAAAACATCGCTAATCAAAGCAGACTCAGCAGCGTTCGGAGAAGTCGGATCACGACCTTGATCCAACGTGCTAGCCAAACCAGTAGCAGCCAAATAATCCTTTGCAGTCATATCACCAGCAGGTGTTGCAGTAGCCGCACCACCAAAATCACCCCTACCAAGTTCGCCCCTCGTAAACATAGCCTGATCAACAGAAATATTAGGCAAACCCATGTCATCGTCAGTTAATGAAGAACCAGATAAATCAGCACTTAAATCAGCCAAGCTAATTTTTCCAGAATCTAACTCCCTACCCATATCCCTGAGATCTAAATTCACATCTGCTAAATCTCTAGAATCATATTGAGCAACCTGATCAGCAACACTCATTGGATCAGAACCAAATTCATAATACTGATCCGCTAACTGCTCAACTGTCTCCGCATCAAATGGATCTAAACCAGTCATAAAATCATCAACAATCGGACGCGCTTGTGCAAAATCCTCCAAACCAGTTTGATCAGGATCAGTAAACGTAGTAAACGGTCTAGTATCAACAACAGGTCTGGTATCAGCAGGAGAAGCACCGCCAAGCTCTAAATTAATATCACTAATCTCAGGAACATCAATCGGCGTAAAAGCACCAACACTATCCAAACCCAACGGATCTATATCAGCGTCCAAAGTCGGAATTGACTCCCCCTGAAACATCCCGCTCGGCTGATTATCCGCAGTATCAAAACGTATAATATCACGGTAAAGATCGTCAGGAACACTAAAACTAGTTGGAGAACCAGTAGGATCAAGAACCACATCCTCAACAATCGAAGGATCAGGAAAACCAACAGTGTCACCTACAACAACAGAAAATGATGGCTCATCGTCATCATCATCCCTACCAGCTAACGCTTGAGCCTGCTCATACGCAGACGTGCCAGCACCAGCCAAATTCTGAACACCAGCTTCCGCCATAGTATCCGCATACTGTTGATACGCATCCGCAGCAGATGTACCTCCAGATCTATCATCATCCGATCCTCCACTACCACCGCCGCCACCATCACCGCCAGTGTCAAAAACAATCCGTGGCCCAAAACCTAAACCCAGTAAATCCAAAAATGTAGTCATGCCACTTTCCTATACCACTTCTCATCACGAGTGCTACCACCCGGATATACCCGTAAACCCTCGCCAACCTCAACTTCAGGATAATGCTCAAACATATAATCCCGAATATCCCTAATAAACCTAATCACTTCCCTGCGACCAGCACGACACTGAAACTTAGGAAAAAACAATATCAAATCATCAGAATAAAAACGAGAAAAAACCTCCTCACCATCCCAATAATCCAAGTCTAACTCATCACGACTGAAAAATCCCCATGTGCAGTAACCAACAATCTCACCACCAACACGGTGAACAAAACAACGATCATGCTTAATCGCACAGAAAATCGAGTTCCTTATATTCCTAACATTATGCTTCTCATAGAAATTATCATTTAAAACCAATGACATAACCGATCCAAGAAGCGAATAGTCCATCAATAACGACCCAATCCCCTAAATAACGGAACAACACCTCCACCCATCATACGCGCAGGAACATTAGGAATCTGTAACGGAGCACTGCCAACACTCGCATTACCACTCACCATGCGACCCAAAGCAGGACCCGCCATAGGCATAGAAGCACCCCCGCCACCCATACGAGGAACACCTAAAGGAACACCGCCCATCTGTGCAAAATTTACCTGATCTTGACCACCACCGGGCATACCACCCTGCATACCACTCATAAATGCACTCTTTCGCGCCCTCAAACCCTCCCGAAAACGCGCTCGACCCTCAACACTACCACCATACGTGCTAGGACCACTAGAAGGCTGCTGCTGTCCCTGCATCATAGCACCCTGCGGACCCATCGGCATCAAAGGTGCCTGTGCAGGAGGTGGACCCGCAGGACCACCCATCGGAGGACCCATCGGAGCACCCATAGGCATAGAACGTACCGCCATCAATCAAGCCTCCTCAAAATAGATGCGCCAAACCTAACAGCAAAAAAATATTTAATCAACAACCTCCATCAATCCATGCCTCAACATACTCGCACCCAACGCATCACGAGTCTGAAAATAATAACTCTTACCATTCCACTCGCACATCTCCATCGCCAGCCTCCTAATAAAATCCCCCTCACTATCATCACCCAACATATGATGCTCACGCAAATATGGAACAACCTCACCAGCAGTCTGTGCATAGAAATCACCCAATTTACCGTAATGAAGCCTGTACTTAGGCATATAAAACCACCCTTCTATTAAAATTGGGACTATATGGGATGCTTGGGGACCCGTCAAGGGACCCATTCGCATCGCGCTGGGTATTGTTCGTGGTGGACTTAGTACAGTGTACTGACCGATACGCTGCCGCATATAGGGGGGGACCGATTACAATAAAACCCGATACCGAATAATTGTTCGGGTTATCTAGGGTACCTGCAAAAAAAAGAGCGGCAATGCCGCTCTAATTTGTCTTATGTTGCGCTGCCCTATGACAGCGCGGTTATTCTATCCTGCCATGCCTCAAACAATTCGTCCGACAGCCCAGCCCAAACGCTATCCATGCCGCGCCTATTTTCAGGCCGCAATGTTGCGCCTTCTGTTTGTGTTTCAACTGTTTGCAACACTTGGTATCTAGTGTGGTCTGTACCACTACCATAACTTGCGCCGTTCGCTTGTTGCGTGTGAGTAACCACAGCGTTGTCGCCTACGCGGTTGCGTATTTCGGATACTGCTGCGCGAACACGTTGTTCGCTACATCCAGTAGCCAACATAATATCGCGTGTTGTTGCGCCATTGTCATTTCGCATCATGTTATACTGAACACCTACTCTTGAATTTCTGCGAAATGGATCAACTGGTGTTTCTTGAACAATTGTTCGGGTGCCGCCTTCAATACGCTCGTTAACAGTCCAGTGAACTAGATTTTGCAAAAAATGACACCAGTTCCAAATTTTCTTAACGTCAATAGTGCCTGAGTGCTGGCGAAATTCGATTGTTCCACGCGACCATGTTTGCAGATTGATTGAGGAAAACTTGCCATGTGTTGCGTCGCAAAGATCGCTAATAGTATTAGCTCTCTCAATGCGCTGTGGATCAAGTGTTGTGCAATATCTGTTCATGTGACGCGAACGAGGCAACATGCTGTTAATAGTGCGTTGCTGTTCAGTGTAACGCAACATGATATCTTTTACTGCTACAGCGTCTAGCGGATCGCCATGCTGTGAAAGAAAGCGTCCAGTACGTTCTGTATGCAATATACTATCACCAGTGTATCGCGCTGCATGCGTATTATCTGCCAGTGGTGCGTTGCTTATGTGAACATGCAAACCACATGAAGAATTGACGCGAGCGCCTTCTGTTTCTAATACGCTGCAAATGCGCTCTAAGTATTCGTAACCATTCTGGCATATTGCAATCGGAGGCAATACAATCTCGCAATCAACGCTAGGTGTACCGTCTGGTTTGCACTCAATACCTTTTACGCCATTGTCTTCCATAGCTCTTTCTAATGCAGATATTGAAACTCCACACGTTTCTATTTCTATTCCTATTGAATGTAACATTTTAATTTTTCCTTTTTACTAGAACGAATCAGGAACATATTATTCCCTCTTCTTTAGTATTATTGCCCTATTTTTATGGGAAAGTCTAGTAAATAATGGGATTATTTGGAACAATTGTTCGGGTTATTTTTGGCGGAAAAATCGAAAAATTGCCGGTTTTTTGTGTGTTGCGTAAAAGCTATAATATGTTCGGTTTATACTATAGAAAAAATCCCGAATCCCGATCCCGATAACCCCGGCCCCGGCGAGTCCCGATCCCGATGCCCCGGTAGAGTCCGATCCCGGTAAGCTAACCCGAACAATTTGTCGGGTTATGACTCCCGGCCCGCGGAAATACATTGCCGGGGTATTCGTATCGACAGCAGTGGGAATGTAGGGATTGGTACGCAGAGGCGCTGAGAGGCCCGATGATAACCCGAACAAGTTTCCCAAGCCCGAACCCCGAAAACCCGAACAACCCCACCTGACGGCCCGATTTGGGGGCTGTATGGCCCCGCCTCGACCCCCCGCACGGAGCGCAACCCTCACTTTGCGGCTTCGCCGCTACAATCTGTTATAGAGATTTCTTCGGGTTTTATGGGATTTTTTGCGGGTGTTACATCAATCATGCGATTTTTAGCGCGATCCATAAAGTCTTGTAGTTGTGCTACAATTTGTTCACGGCTCATATTATCAACGTGTTCATGGGTTACATGACTACGAGCAACCATAAGGCCCGTAACTTTGAGGCGCAGTTCCTCGGCTTTGATTGCTGCTCCGAAGTTTCCTGCTTGCCAAGCTTCATCTCTGAGTCGCTGCATATCCCGAACAGATTTGGTTATGGTGACTCCATACTTGGTTTCGAGTTCCTGCCGCATCTCCTCCATACGCTCCTTAACTCTAGGATGATTAAGAAGCTGCACCGCAGAGACGTTCGGGTTCTTGTATCCTGCTGCTCTTGCTGCTGCGGTTTGAGTCATATCTTTATGAACGTAGTTATCCAAAAACTTCTGCTGCGGAGGCGTTAGGCGTTTTTCTCCTTTGGCTGTCTGTTCACCTACTTTTGGCATATGCTGGTTCAACCCGAATAATTTATCGTGTTATCAGAATACCGCTATCTGGCTGCGGATTCAAGCCCAAGTTTTCCCATATTCATGACAGGCACGACTGATGACAACATGACAGGGGGGGATTGTATATATCCCCCCCTATAGGGGGGGTAGCAAAATTGTCACGTATAACATATTGAAAACAATCAATTTTTTATGACAATTTGGGTTTCTGTCACGATTGTCACAAATGGCCTAACCCATTGATTTTATTGAATATGTCATGACAATGACAATCGTGACAGAAATTGTCACGCCCAAAATTGTCACGAATTGTCACGAAAAAAGGAGGCCCGCAGGCCCCCCTAATTAAACCGAACAAATTGTCTGGTTTATTCCTCCATTGTGTGCGCTAGTGTCACCATTGCGCTAGTTTTTGGGTTGCCATTGTTCACGATAAAAGTATAGCGGTGGATATTGCAAGCAAGAACGCCGAAGCGTTCAGCATCATGGTATTTCATGAAGTGCGGCTCTTCATCCATATCGACTGGCTCAGAAGTGCCGTAGTTTTTCAATGCCCACTGGCAAAAGTCTTGGAATGGCTTTTCGTCTTCATATTCGAAACCGCTAGTGTCATCATAAAAAAGCGCGGTTGCCCAGAAGTCGGGTAGCTCAAGTGTGATCGTTTTCATTATTCTGCCTCCTCTAATACTTCCATTGCATGCTCAAGTGCTTCTTGCTCACCACCAATACCGTAGCAAGTAAAGCAATGGTAATCGACCCACTGCCCCCCAATTGGTGTTTGCAAGTTAAAGTTACTGTTTCCGTTCCACTCAATGCGAAGATACTCGCCGTTGTGTTCTACTTCCCAATGTTTCATTGTCTCATTCCTCTTTACTAGATAAATTTTTTTATCATGCGCGGCAAATAGTGTCAACACAAAAAACATAAAATATTTTATCTTTATACTTGACGCATGGGATTAATTGGGATAAACAGGAATTGTCTAGTATAGAGGAGTATATAAAATGTCTAAGTATAACGGTTGGAAAAACTACGAAACATGGCTTTGTGGCTTGTGGTACAACGACACTTTAAACGAGTATTATCTTGAACTGTTTCGTGAGGGTGAGTTGTTGGAGCCAGTGACAGGCGAGATGGTTAAGGATTTTGTCGAGTCTCTTATGGAGGATTGCGACCAACTTCCAGAGAGTGGCTTTGCTGCTGATATGATTAACGCGGCTTTACGCGAAGTTGACTGGCAAGAGTTAGCGGATCACGTTGAAGAAGCAATTAAATATGAGATGGAGGCCGCGTAATGTATTATCTAGCATATGGCATGAACATGAACCGAAGGGCGATGCGTGAGCGTTGCCCGAAGGCTAAACCGTTGGGCGGGTTTTACCTGCCCGATACCCGATTAATTTTTCGCGGTGTTGCGGATATTCGCAAGGACGTAGATTGTATTCTGCCCGTAGTTTTGTGGGATATTTCGCACGATTGTTTACGCGCACTTGATAAGTTGGAGGGATACCCCCGATTGTATGACAGGCGCAAGGTAAACGGCGACTTGTGGATTTACGATATGAACGGCAACAAGGGCGAGATTAATAAGCCGAGCAATTTTTACTACGGCATGATTAAAGAAGGCTATGAGGATTTTGGCCTTGATGATTATTTCTTGCGCTCTGCGTTGTGCGATGCGGAGGAAGCGGCATGATTAAGAAACATGAAGATAAAATCATTTTCGCAGTTATTTGCGTTATTTGTTTTTTCTGGATTTTGGGCATTAGCTGGGGTTGGTGGTGATGAGTGTTCTTTGGTTTACCGATGAAAACGGAATTTACATTACACGGGAAAAGGACGGTGAAGTTGTTGCTGTTATTGAACCCGAACAGGTTGCACATTTAGCGGTTACTTGTTCGGGTTGGATGCGGGATCAGCAAGTAAATCGAAACCGTGAAAACTTTATGAAAAGAAAATCCGTGGAGGGGTAGATGCAATGTTTAATTTTTTTAAAAACTTGTTTCGGCGTTTATTTGTGAAAAAAAAATCGATTAGGAAAAAAAGAAAACAACAAAAAAAAACACATTATGGCGCTCACTATTATCTTGGTGATCTTTTAGATAATCTTGATTATGCTTT